AGGGGAGTAGTCACTTTGCCGTTGACTTGCCAAGTCTGTTATAATTATTACAAATGAACATTATCGCATTCCTTGGATTCAAGGATGCCGGCAAAAGCACCGCCGCCATCCCACTCATTGCACGCGGTTACGTCCCATTCAGCTTTGCTGACGCCCTCAAGGACTGTCTGGCAGCCATCTTCTGTTGGTCGCGCCCCATGCTCGAAGGTGACACCCCGGAGAGCCGGACGTGGCGTGAACAGGTGGACGCGTTCTGGTCCGTCAAGCTGGACATCCCTGGCTTCACGCCACGCATGGCGATGCAGCGGTTTGGCACTGACATTATGAGAAATCACTTCAATCCCAATATCTGGGTTTATACCATCGAACGGCGGCTTTCCCTGCTGCCGCCAGACAGCAATGTCGTGCTGATTGATGGGCGTTTCCCAAACGAAATCGCGATTGCCCGAACGTACGGCGGTAAGGTCTACCGTATCCGCAAGGGAAATGAGCCCGATTGGTATCAGATTGCCATGGACGCCAATCTCGACGGCAATGCGCATCTCAGGGACATGCTCCAGACAAGCTACGGCATCCACGAAAGCGAATACGCCTGGATTGGCTCGGACCTTGATGGTGTCATTGAAAACAACGGCAGCAAGGATGAACTCTATCAGCAGGTTCTTGAGATCGGATAACAAAATGCTTACGGATATACTTTCTGGTAACGGCTTCAACCAACTGGTTAATGGTAGACATGGCACCGTTCTGTTTAACAGGAACGACACTGTAGTGGGTAAATCAATTCTTTACTATGGTGAGTACTTCGAATCCGAGGTTGATGTATTTCGTGATGTCGTGAAACCCGGCATGCATGTCGCTGATGTCGGTGCTAATATCGGGACGCATACACAGGCGCTTGCGGAAATTGTTGGACCGTCAGGGTGGGTTTATGCGTTCGAGGTTCAGCGTCTCGTTTTTCAGATATTGTGCGCCAATATCGCAAACAACAGCATCGAAAACGTTGATTGCGAGCGTTTGGCTATTGACGACCACGATGGAGAAATTTCTGTCGAAGAGGTAGACCCAACACAGACGGTCAATTATGGCGGCATCCCGCTCGGTCGTGAGGGCGCAATTAGCAAGATTAGGAACACCACGGCCAGCGACAGCACCAGCAATTCCTGTTTGCGCCAGCCAATAGCCTTTTCGTCGCCCGCCGTCCAATGTTCCCTGGCGAGCGCAGCCGACCCGGCTGCTTCCCTGAGAAGGAGTCTGACGATGCGATATCGCATCGCGTCGCCACCGGCAACACGGGTCGCCAAGCTATTGGGTTCGATCGTTTCACAAAGGGCAGTCATGGTTGCGCGCTCCGGCCGACGACCAACTCCAGGTTTGGACCAAGCGCCACAGCGCCAGCGTCCAACGCACGCTGGATGGCGCGCTGCGCGGCGTAGGACGAAAAACCTAACCGCTCCATTTCGCTCCTGGCAGCATACGCAGTCATGCCGCCATGCTCAAGTGAGCGGAGCAGAGCCCCGACCGCGTCAGTCATGGTTGCACTGCCGCTGCTGGCAGCGGTGACTGGCGCCCTGTCCGTCTCTGGAATCTCGGTCATTTCAGGAAGATCGGTCATGGTTGCACTTTCTCCTGCGCGAGACGTGTGTATGCTCGCATGAGGTATGCGTGATGTGTCGTATGATCGAGGCCGCGCCATCCCGCTTGGCTCCCGCCATCGGCAACGAATAGCTCGCGAGCCAGTCGATCAATTTCGGCGCCGGTAACGGTGATTTGCCGGACGAAGCACATCGTGTCTACCCACATAGAAGCATGAATTAGCAAGCATGTCAAGCATGAATTAGCAAGCATGTCAAGCAGCTTTAGGAAGCTAGACGCTTTCATCCCTTCCCCTGAAGGGGAAGGGAATTCCCGCTTATTTGTTAAAGGTGGCGTCCTTTGACGAGCATCCCATGCGCAAGGGCCCATCCAGGTTCCGCCAATCGGTTTCGCCGTGTAAGTAACGATGGGTGTTGCCAAAACCCTTTACATACCTAGCCAAGTGGGTTAGCATCCCCGCAGTTTCGACACATACCCATAGGAGTCCGTGTTCGTGTCCGATGACAATTCCAGCCTTCGCCTTGCGGCGAATATCGTAACCGCGTTCGTCTCCAACAACCGGGCTGAATCAACACAGCTTCCGGACATCATCAAACAGGTCTATCACACCCTGCAAAACGTAGATACACATCCCGACAAGATTGCGGATGCTAACGAACCTGCGGTTCCGAGTAAAAAGTCCGTCTTCCCTGACCGCCTCATCTGTCTTGATTGTGGTGCCTCCTTCAAAATGCTGAAGCGTCACCTGATGACCGACCACAAGCTGACGCCCCAACAATACCGCACCAAATGGTCGCTCGCGCCATCCTACCCAATTGTGGCGCCCGACTATGCGCAAATCCGTTCCACATTGGCGAAACAACTTGGTCTCGGACGCGGCATAGGACGGCGCCTTCTTGAAAGCCCGCAACAGGGGGCTCAGCCGACCGCGCAGAAGGCTCCAGAGCAGGAATCTGAGGAAGACGTTGTACCTCGTCCGGGGGATAAGTTCACCGCTGCCAGGAAGCCTCCAGAGACTACTGCGACTATCAATAAGTCAAAGTGGCTGAAGAAGCCGACAGCCCGGCGGTAATCCAAACAGAGAGAGCGAGAGATTTTTCTCGCTCTCTTACTTGCTTTGATTTTTATGTTCCCGCATGCGTTTGAGAATTTCATTCCTGTCACCCATAGTGACAGTTACACCTGCGTTGACGGTCTGTTCACCAATTTCATGACGCAGTTTTTTTTCATCCAAATCCAGTTTGCGCTGATCCAGAGCCAGCTTCATTGTCTTTAACTGCGCATCACGCTTGGAATTTTTCGCCTCAATCGCCCGCGCATACATCATGGTGGCAATCTCGAAAATACCACGCTGACGTGGCATGTCCACATTGTAACCAAGGTCCATCATGTCCTGCGCATGCTTCAACGTCTCCTCATGGATTTTGTCCATGGCATTCGCATGATCTGAACCTTCAACCAAATCAATACGGCGCAACGCCGTGCCATCGTCGGATAGACCTGGGTTTACGTCCTCCGAAGAAGGCGCCATCGGCGGCTCATCCTCAATGACCTGTTCATCAGGCAGCAAGCCATGCTCGCGCAAGGCATCCTCAAGGCTCGGGAGATTCAAGGTTTCTATAATTCTTTGTGTCATGTTTTGTTCTTTGTCGCCAGCCCAAACAACTGATTTTCAGTCATGACCCGAAACTGCCAATTTCTTTTGGCACAGTATACCAGGGCAGCCTGCCATTTGGCGGCATTAATCGCCTGAACCAATTTGGTTCTTTCACTGACGTTTCCGTGATATCCCGGCATTTCTTTTTCTGGTTTTATTTCTATCAATTCACAATGTTTTAGATTGTTTTTGTCAATGTATATTACAAAGAAATCCGGTACGTACATACTCCATTTTTGTATGACTGGGTTGTAGTAAGGTATTGATATTGCTTCACTGCTCCATGACAGGCAACTTGGGTGGGTATCCAAAACTTTTGCCATGGCGGATTCCCAGGAGCTACGGAGACAGATCGAACTGAGATTTGGACCAATGTATTTTTGTGGGTTTTTTGGTATAAAATGCTCAGTTAAATATTTTGTCATAATCAGCTTGACCCGTCGTCAACCGCGATGCCGGTGCTGGTATCGGGTGTTGACGGCGTTGTGTCAATTGATGATGACGATGCCGGCGGGGCATTTGCTGTCGAATTCCTGGCAGCCGCCGCCTGATCAATGCCTGCCTGTATGGCGGCTGCATCTGATGCAGCCGTATTTGGCGTATTCCTGGCAGCAGCAGCCGCGTCGATGCCTGCCTGTATGGCTGCTGCATCAGATGCAGCCGTGTTTGGTGGAGCAACTGGCGTTGTCGGCGTCGTGCTCGTCGAAACCGGCGGAACGGCACCCGGTGTAGCTGGCTGTTGCGGCGCTGAAACCCCCAATGGTGACGACGATGGCGTGCTCCAGGCGCCATTGTCCACCGCCGCCGGTCCGAAAACGCCACCAGAACCGTTGAACCCGCTTGACTGTCCATTCGCGCCGGCATTCGCATTGATGCCATACTGTGCAATACCACTGCCGCTGCTGCTTAAAGCGCTGTACAGAAAATTGCCATAAACACCCAATCCGCCCGTTGAACTGATGATACCACCAATCGCCGAAACCGGATTGCCGCCTTGCAGCATGGTGTTGAACATACTTTCCACCACGCCTGTCGTGGTCGTGCTGGGATTGGTGGAGTACTGGGCTTGGGCATTGAATGCGTTGCCATATCCAGCAATTTCTGTGACTTGTCCATTGAACAGGCTCTGGAATTCCGGTTGGCTTGCCGCGCCCGGTGTGCATGGCGCATACAAAACAGCTTCGTAGACAAGCTGAAGATTGATCATGGATATGCCCGATTGCTCATAGTCAAGCTCGTCGGGCGTCCATTCTATAATGCGTGGATTCACCAATGTGTATTGATCATATTGCTGGCTATAAAAATGCAATATTGTTATTGTCTTGAAGTAATATTGGGAGTCGCCATTTGGGGCTCCGCCACCAACCGCGCCGCCGCCACTGCCAAGAGCGCCGGCAACTTTACTTGCAATGGGATTGCTGAGCAAACCACCCATGCCCCCACTGAGCATGCTGCTCATGCCATTGCCGAGCCCGGCGCCAATCCCGCCTCCGCTGCTATTGCTGCCGCCGTTTTTGGCGGTAAAGCCGTAGTTCCACGCCGGATCATCCAGTTTGTCGGTGACAATGTCATTGCCATTAAATGCGGCTACGGTTTGCGAGAAATCCCCAAAATAATACTTTGAGTAATCAGCCCACATCTTTTGCGCGGACGAATCCGCGCTGTCATAAAGTTGCACCTTGACTGGCGATATTTTATAACCGGTATAGATATAACGTTTTCTGTTGTACTGGTTTAGTTCCTCGTGATGTGGCGTGATTGACGGGCGGTCAATTGACTTTGCAATATAAGTCAACTGCGATTCCGGACTGGAACTGGAGCCTCCGCTATTACGCTGAAACCGAATAATAAAAACGTTGCGCTGTTTCGGAAAGAACCAATTTTGCGAGAAGACGTCCGCCGCTTGCGTCGGACTCTTCAGCATAATTGTTCCTGACATCGCTGGTTAGGCCAACCATGGCGTGTTGCCAGACTGAATTGGTGTCAACGGCATCAATCCGTTTGTCTGGGTGGCATTGTCATACTTGATGGTAAGCTCAATCGTCATCGACTCGCTTGAGGAGTAATCAAACGACTCGTAATTTACCGTATCAAGAAAGCAACCTTCCAACACCCATTCTTCCAGAACACCGTCATCGCTGCCGTCCATGGTATCAATCAGCATCTGGAATTTGTAATTCGATGCTGCCAATGGGCTGGTCTCCACGAAGAAATTCATTTGCTTTTGCATCTGAGCGCCAACGAGACTAGAAATTGAATTGGTCACGTCATCACGCATCGTAATGGTGATAGCCTGCCATTCAGGTTTCCCGGCGTAATAGGCGATTGAGTTATAGGAGTGAACCGTCTGTGCAGTGAAATTGATATTCGGGCGACCAACCGTCGTGACCTGCTGGGTCAGGGCAATGGACCCTGCCGGTATGCCGAAATTTGTTACAATAACACGGAACTTGTATTTGGCTTTTGGTTGCAGAATGCCACCGCGTCCCGTACCAACCGATGTTGGTACGCCAAAATACTGTAAGGTTGTACCTGACATGTTTATTATTCCTTCATATAACGCATTCAACTGGAAATGCGTTCTTCTGTTGGTATTTATGAATTTACGTAAAACTCGCCGTTAATGGTCTGATAATTGTGCCATCGCCGCAAGTTTCTGTTGCTCATTTCCGGTTTTTCTGATATTTGTGTGCTGAGGAGAAAATGCGTCATGACTGATATTTATCGGATGCGCCGTAAAACCCCGTCCTTCAGGGCGGGGATATAAGGCGGCTTTCTTGCTAAATAGCTATTGACAGCAGAGCCGAGCGATCGTAAAATTACCCCGTCGAAAGGCGGAACCAACGCGATGGCTTACGGCAAAACCCCGGACAATGATGGTCTCGAACGGCGCATGGTCGATCTCGGACGCGTGCCCGTCACTTCCGAGCTTGTCAAATTGCGAGCGCTTTGCATCGCCGCCACCAATACCATCGCACGCAGCGTTTGGCCGAATTCCATCCTCGATGATATGCCGTCCGGCAAGCAACTCGACAAAGAGATGGCCAAGGTGCAGTCT